AACATTGGCCGAAAACGTTGGAGCTGGTGGCTGGTATGGACACCGAGTCTATGCTGCTTGCTCTTTTTTGGTCAATGCCGATGTGATCTGCTATCTCGACGAGGACAACTGGTTTGAGCCAAATCATGTTTTAGATCTTGTTTCGGTTATGGAAGAAAAAAATCTCGACTGGGCGTATTCCTTGCGTAAAATCATGGGCCCATTGGGCAATGAGATCTGTAGAGACAACTGCGAAAGTCTCGGCCAATGGCCTGCTTATGTGGGAGAAAATGTATTTCACACTGACACGTCTTGCTTTATGGTCAAAAGAGATATTGCCACCACAATTGGGCATGCCTGGTATTCACAATGGGGTGCTGACCGCAGATTTTTCACTGCCTTGAAACAGTATTTTCCCAAGTTTGACACTTCGGGAACCTACAGTGTGTGTTATCGCCTGGGTGGCAACGAAGGTTCAGTGAAAGAGGACTTTTTCCACAGCGGTAATAAAATCATGACAGAACGATATCCCAATGGATTTCCTTGGGACCATAGCTCACCCGAATACTAAAAACAAAAACCGCCCGGAGGCGGTTTTTTGTAAGCTAAGAAAATATTACTTCTTGGCTGCGTCTTTCTTTTCAGCAGGCTTGGCAGCAGGAGCAGCAGGCTTGGCTTCCTCTTTCTTAGCCGGAGCAGCAGCAGGAGCAGCTTTCTTTTCATCTTTCTTGGCAGGGGCCTGAGCCAATGCGATTCCAGACACTAAAACACCAGCCATCAAAATTGCGATCGATTTCATGTTTTTCTCCATATGGTTATGAAATTTGGTGCGAATAAAATATCCGTACCTATATATAATAACGCATAACCATCTATGAAAGCAATACATTTTTGGTATCTTTGACTTTTTTCTTTGTCCAAATGTTACAAGATTCGCGACGCGAATCTATCGCTTTCGCTGATCGCTCAGCGATATTTTCTCCAATGATCGTTTTTAGAAGAGCGAAGCGATTAAGTTATCATCCAGATTAAATGGTCACACTTTGCCCGCTAAGGGCAAAGTAGAGATCTGCGTCATCATCCGAGTAGCACAGTCACTTAGCGTTAGAATTATCAATGTTGCACATTCTATACATTATCATGCTATTTTGTATAGAATATTTGACATTTTGCGTAGGCGGTTGTCCGGTACCTACTCATTCCGTCTTGTCACAACGGCGATTTGCATACGATACGCTAACATCACATGCAAACGTGCCCAATCGCGTGGGCGTCTTTTAGCCTGAAAAAAAGAACATTTGGTCTATCAGCAAAACCGGTTAAAGGCATATCCGATCCGCGTCCTGTCAAGGATAGTTGCTGAGTGCTCGCAGTGGCAGCGAGACTTCGGTCCCTGTGATCCGTGATCCAGTTGTCATCGACACCCGTTGTTGGCCGGTGTAAGCCTATTACCACTTGATTTATTTTAAGAGTTAGACTTGGTGTCAGCGGAAGATTGGTGTAACTTTTTAATGTGCGAGCCATGTACACGGACTTGTATGTGTCCGTTATAATATTCGTTTGTTTCTAAAACACGTCTTGCGAACTGTTCTCGTGCTTCGATATAACTGCATTCGGCCTTGCTTTGACAATAGTAGAGTATTTCTCTCGTAAAGTTTGCAGGGCCTAGTTCTTCCACATCGCGATTGAGTTCGTCATTTGATCCATAATATGTTTGCCAGTCGCTTTCGATTTTTCCCTTGATCTTTTTTCTTTTCTTTTTGCCGTTTTTGAGTTTTACCATACGGTAAGTGGTTTTTGAAAATTTCGCTAATTTTTTGCCAATGTATTTTCTGCCGGTTTGCTTATTCGTGATGAGATATACGAAGCCTATGCAGTCGTCGGGTAAAGATTCTATGGGTGAGTTCTCGAAAAGCCACATGTGCAAGCATAGTTATCGTTTTGTTGTCGTCAGAGATTTTTTTCATAAATCCAACCAAGATTTTCGGTTTCATGTATCCAAGTGTAAATGGGAAAACGCACAGGCAATGTCCATACACCGTTCCAACCAAGATAGTTGCTAACAATATCGGGCTCTAAGTCGATGCCTTGCTGCCGGCAGGTGTCACGATAGGAATCGGGATATTGAGGCCAGTATCTTGCAGAATGCATGAAACTGTCGAAAAACATTCCTTCAAAAGCCACATTGTTGATGATCACTGCTTTGTCAAGGTTTTGATCTATCACGGTATCGCCGTCGCGTTTGTTATAAAATTCCACGTTCAATCTGTGATCCCCCGGTGATCCAACTACCCGAAATGTTTTGATATGTGCGTGATCTAACTCTCCACGAAACAGCACTTGTTGGTCCCAGCATATTTCTATTTCCGGGCAGTCGTCCCAAAATATCGGATTCAATGAAAGATCAATGACGGTATCCATATATCCTTAACCAATCTACGATTTCAGGCAAGTAGTCTGCGACACTTTTTGAGTGGAGTTCATCTTGTTCGCTGAGTCTTGCAGCCATCTCCCGACGAAGTTCGTTGGCATTGTCGGGCTCAGTTTTACGTAGATGTCGTATCAAAGACTCTGCTTCGTTTTTTAGTGTTATTTCCACGTTGTTGGGGTTCTTGGTATTGTTGAATTTCTGCCCGTTGATCGTGATACCATTAGCAAACTCTTGCAAGTGTCTTATAGTACACTCTTTGAGATCCTGGGGCAAGAGATCTGACAACATCCAGCGAGGTCTATTTGGATAACTGGCATCAATGGCAATCCCACGACTCAATGCATGATGTAATAATGTATGGTATCTCAATACGCTCAAGGCAGTGGGCACAGTACGGAAAGTCCACTGCACCTCCGGCATGGATTCTCTCATATGGTCCACATTGTGTAAAATCTGTACAATGTTGGCCCCTTGTCTGAGATAGTCGTTGCCGGTATCGGCAGTTTCAATGCTGACACCAATTTCCACTCGACGGAAGATTCTCAATTGATCGTAATACTTTGAATAGTCGATGCTGCCATTAGTGGTAAACGATAGATTAAGCCAAAACATCTTTTTGTCCGCAAACATTTTCAATAGATCGCGGAAACGTTCGATCAAATCAGGCTCACCACCGATGATATGCACCACACGCACAGATTCATAATTGACTTCAAACCAGTCAACGAATCTTTGCCATGCCACAGGATCTTGTGTCCAAGGTTCTAATCTATAATTAGAGGGTATCCATCCCATTTTCTTTTGATCCTGCGCCACTCGACTTGATGCCTCTGGCGGGCAAAACTTACAGCTGAAATTACAGGTGGTGCCTATGTTGAGGTGCAGGCTAGCGATACGAGATATAGTTTCTCCATCGTTGTCTCGGCTGTGATCAAAGTATTTCTTGTGCGGGCTCTGCTCAAAACTTCGATCAAATTGTTTTTGGAAAATCACCGACTTGAGATTTTCTTTCTGTCGCGCCGAAGTATAGCCAGCGGCATCTTTCATCTGACACATGCGACACATAGGATCAACAGTATCACCCAACTTGATCATCCTCTTTTCGCGCATCCTGGTGCTGTTCCAGTACTCGTCGATGTCGATCTCCTTGATATTCCACTTATGCCCTTCTGCGGTCATAATGATCTTGTCATTCTGACATCCACAGAGATCGTAGCTGCCATCATGATTGATGTTTAGTTCGAACCAAGGTATGTTGCAGAATATATTTTCGTTAGCCATTTTTACATTTGAATTGACATATCGCCGGGGGAAACATCTCCCACCGCATTTTTAGTTCTTCCCAACAGGGATCCAATAATACTGCGCTAAACCCTCTTGTTCTGACATTGATGTCATTGCGGTACTTTTCAAGGAAATCATTTTCCATATAACCCGATCCGAACCAAGCACAAGGAAAGAATCTGCCGTCGACACTGATAAACGGCATCTGTGTACCATTAAGGCATTTGGCCCAATGCCCAGAGTCTCTCTTGGCTGGTGGGAGTGTGTATCCACGTGCCAGTTTAATCACGGACTTTGAATAGTTTTTTTCTTCTTTGTAGTTGCCAGGCTCCAACGGATCGATGCCATTGGCATTTAAATACCTGGGATCGTTGCTGCCAAACTTCATACTTTTCACAGTTTCAAATTGATCGACGCCTAGGTCTTGGGCAATTTGTCGTATTTCCTCGAGACGATGCATGTTAAATCTAAAAACAATAGTGCTCCATCGTATGTTTACATCGCTGTTTCTTCTCAGTGACTTGACCCCCGCAATAATAGAATCCCAGTCGCTGTTGACGCGATAGATCCTGTTGCTGTCGTGATCCCAACCATCCACGCTGAAGGTCACTCGATCGCGTTGATTCAAGCTGCTCCCAAGCCGCTGCCACCAATTGGTGTCTTTGTAGCTGCCATTGGTGACGATGTTGATTTGTGTTGTAGTAGACACCTGTTTGATATACTCAACGATTTCCAAGAAATCCCGTGTATAGATGGGATCTCCGATGTCTCCACAAAAACTCAAGTATTTGATCTGTGTCAGGATTTCTTGTGTAAACAAACTTCGGAATTCGTCAACGCTGTAGTCTCGATTGATGTGTGGATGTGTGTCTGACATCTCGGTTCGAGGACATCTGGGGCACTTGAGTACACACTTGGAACTCAGTTCCACGTGTAGATGCGTGAGGTCAAACACCATTGACCTCAACATCGGTGTTGTATGTGGTAAAACCGTTTTCTTTGACCACATGCATGATGTTGTTGACACGGCCTGCTAATTCGTCTTTGTGTGATACCAACCATATGCTGCGATTCATATCCCGGCTCATTTTCTTGAGCACGGCTAAAGCATTTTCTACACCCGATGCGTCCATGCCCGAATCCACTAATTCGTCAAAGAACAAAAGGTTGATGGGCTGATAAAGCCCCTCCCAAACATCACGGAACGCCCAACTCAAAGAAAGTATCAAACGATTCCTTTCGCCGCGACTGAGATTGTCAAAGTCTAAATCTCTGCCCAGCTCGGTGATCTCTACTGTGAGATCGTTTTGAAACTTCACAGTGTGCGGCAGCCCAATGCGATCTAGATAATACCCTAGGCGCTGGTTTAGATATGCGAGATTTTGGTCAATGATGCGTTTGCGCACAAACGAATCCTTGTTGGTCAAGAGCTTGAGCAAGAATTCTTGATGATCTTTGACACGAGACAGTTCATTGATGACATCGTAACTGATTTCACCTTTGGCTGCTTCGCTCATTTCTTCAATCTGTTCCCCGTAGGGATCTTGCTCGCTGCCTCGTGCGGCAAGATTGGTTTTGAGTGTTTCCAAAGTGTTGCGATGATTGAGAGCATCTTCTAAAGTGTCATAAAACACCTGTGGCGGATGGCGTAAATCACCCAGCTCCAATAGTGCAGCTTTGATGGCTTCGATTTCGGTAGTGATTGCTGCGGCCTGCTCCTGTGATTCCACTAATGATGCTTGCTTGTTGCTCAGTATTTCGTCCTGCTTGGCATCGTGTAGATCCTGGCCACAAGCATAACATCGATGCTCATTGAGAGATACAATCTCTTTTTCCAACTTTGCTGCCAGCTTATTGAGTCGATCCAAGTCAGACTCCCCTTGTCGCTGCGCTTTGGCCAAATCTGTTCGAGATTTTTGTTCTTCGTTGAAAGCGGCAAGATCTCTATGTGCTTGAATTTCGGCATCAATGTCGATCTTTTCTAATTCTGTGATTCCTTTGCGCATCTTGTCGCAGTCCTCGTCTTGCTTGGCTACCCAAAGCCTCTGCCGTTTACGCAAACTTTCGATCTGCTCTTCGATCTTGGCATTGGCCTCTTGGACTGCCCTGATACGCATCTCTTCTTGCGCAATGGTATCTTTGGTGATCTTGATCTGTTCTTTGAGACTGTCGGCTTTTTCTGACAGTAGAGTGATGCCTAAAAGCTGTTCGATTATGTTTCTTTGATCGTTGGCTCGCAAAGCAAGGAAAGGTTCAGTGTAGGTGTTGAGAGCCACCACATGCTTGAACATTTCGTGTTCCATGCCCAGCATCCTTTCGATGTGGGCCTGGGTTTCTCGGCTGTCACCTTGTGCATCGTCGGTGACTTCTTGTTCGTCGCCGGCCACCCAAAATTTCATAATGTTGGGTTTGCGTCCTCGCTCGATACGGTATTCGATACCGTCTTTTTCAAACTCGATGGTGACCAACAGATTTTTACCATTGGTTTTGTTGATGAGGTTGTCTTTTTTGATATTGGTAAGAGCATTGCCGTAGAGAGCATAACTCAACGCATTGATAATGGTAGTTTTGCCTGTGCCATTTCTTGCACCTGAATCGTCACCACCTAGGTCCAAATTTTCTCCTAGCACCAACGTGAGATCTCTTCGATCGAAGTTTACTGCCTGCGTGGCATTGCCCACGCTCATGAAGTTTTTTACAGACAGAGTTTTAATTTTGAACATAATCTTTGATATTTTACACTAATCCCAGAACCTGTGCGACCTCAGGATGCGCCGCAGAAAAATCTTCACCCCGCAGGCCGTCTAGCTTTTTGATGTAATCAACAAATAAAGGATTCTCTTGTTGGGTAGCCGAATCTAACAATCCAATAACAGTATCAACAAATGGTTGTACTTTGGCGTCAAACTCGTGAGAAAGTATTTTCTTTGCAGCGAGATCTGCAGCGGCTTTGGGAATCTTCAACAACGAAAGATGGCTGGGATTGTAAAGCACACTGAAATGTAAATCTTCGAAACCGACGGTTTCGATCCAATCACAGAGTTCAGGCAAATAATACACATTCATGATGCTGATCACACATTGTAGATTTAAAATAGTATTTTCATGCTTGTGAGCCTTGATATATTTCACGTTCTTCTCAATGACATCCCAATCCGCTTTGTCGCCGGGTCGTTGGACATTGAACCGTTCTCCGATGTCATCAATGCTGATAGCCAAATCTATCTTTTTAAAATGTTTCCACATGTTCAATAATCGGTCATTGATAATAGATCCGTTGGTATTGTAGTGTATGGAAATGTCGCCGGCAACACCGCGTTCTATTAGAGATTCAAGAGCACGAAGATGATTTTTATCCAGCAAAGGCTCTCCACCAGCAAAGTCAAAATATTTTATCTGTGAATTTTCACTAACGCTGGTCCATAATCGCTGACCGTCGTGTATCCATTTGCCTTTTTCTAATGCGTCCCAGGTTGAACTTCTTTTCCTCTGTGGCATAGGAATCTGTTGTAAAATCTCTCCGGCGATCTTGCTGCTGCTTTTCCCCGAACAAATGCGGCATTTGAAATTGCAGACATTGCCAAACGCCACTGACAGCATCTTGAGATTTTTTACATCGTCTTCTTCCCAGTTGATCGAGCGGCTGTCGTCACCGAATCGCAAAGCATACAGTTGGCGCTTGCTGACAGCACCGCTTTCTTCTTCTTTCCAACACCGTGAACAAGATTGCAGTTTAGTTCCTTCGCGGAAATGGCGTCGCAGAGTCTTCATGTACCGGCTGTTATAGACATCTTCCAGCGAATCGACAGTGGGATCAAACAACGTACCGTCCTCTCGGGTTACAGCACCCTGGTAAAAACAACAAGGAGCAAATGTACCCACTGGGCTGACATCCAAAGAGTTCCATGGTAGTGGGCAAACAGTGTCGGGCAGTCCAAATGCTGCCTTACTGTGTGTTATCGCTACAGGTTGCCAGTGATCTCCGTCGGTATTGCTGTCGATAATGATAACGGGTTCTGAATCGTGTTTTATTTCCCGGTGCATCGATATTATGATATCCGATTCTCTGATGCTCGGAACTACCAGAACGACAAAAAAATTTGGAATATCAATGGCTTTTAATTGCTGGTAAAAGTCACGGAAAAAATCTCTCAAGAGTTTTTCGTTGACTTGATCTCTGAGATAGAACACCAATCTTTCTTGATCTTGATATTCTTCTCGTTTCATAGACCGGAGATTTAAGTAAAAATCTCCCCAGGGCATATCAAAGTATTCTGCGATGTCCCGGCAAGAGATGACCGAATATTTTTCGTCCAACTCGTCTAATACTGTCATAGGTTGTGATAGATGTTCAATAGCAGTGCTCGATCGTACTGTTCGCTTTCTATATTGGTGATCTGATCGGCCACGATTTGATCCACGCTTTCAAATGCGATTTGTGTGGTCGCTCCTCCGTCGCTGACATCGGTGTTTTTGTTTGGTATCAGCGTGAATTCTCTTAGATCATACTGGGGCATAAATGTTTCTTTAAGGAATGTGGCTTCTTCATAACTGATGTCAACGTCAATGTTGACTCTGGCATGCAAGCCTTTAAACAACAATGAATCGGTATTTTTAAGTATGTTGCTGAGTTGATAGACTCGATATCTAGGCTGATCTGGCCATGCATGGAACACTGGTTCTTGGCCCCATTCTAGAATCATCATGCCTCGTTCATCGTCGCCGGCATCGGCATAGTTATGTGGGAAACAGTTGCCGATGTAAGTGACATTGCGATTGCTTTGGCGTTTGTGGAAATGTCCAGTGAACATGTGATCAAAGCCTCGGAAAGCATCAGCATTGATCTCACCGTGGTCGGGCATCTGCACCATGGCATTCATGAAATAGCCCGGTAGCTCAAAGTGACCAAACATGTATTTGCCCTTCATCTTGGGCACACGCTTATGATCATCGCCCACCAACCACGGCGCAATAACTACATCACCTTCCGAAAACCAATCATTGCAGATATGCACATTGGGCAAATGTCGGGCCCACTCCACGCTCTGCACATCTCTGCGATCTCTGTAGTACAGATCGTGATTGCCGGGAATAAAGAACACATGGTCAAAGTTCTCATTGAGATGCTCCAGTGCTCGTAGACTGTAGGTCAAAGTCACAATGTTGATCGAAGCTCGATTATTGTGCCAATCGCCCAGGAACATGGCTGTTTCGCAGCCTTCCTCCCGGGCTTTGGCTGTGGCCCATTTTACAAATGCCAAGCAATCATCATTGTGCAATTGGCTATTGGATTTCAAGCCAAAATGGATGTCAGTAAACACCGCAGCCTTGCGGAAGAGGTTTGCCATTGTTGCTATTCCTCGTAGGAAGTGGACCCGGTACCCCCGCCCCACGATCCCTGGGCTTGCCGAGTGTAGCTGGGAGTAAGCCCATTCATTTCTAATATATCATCACGTAGATTTTGATTGCGTTTTTCGATGTTGAGCACACGAGTAAAACTATTGGTGATGGCCGCTGTATAATAAGCAAAAGGATTCTGTGATTTAGATTCGTCAAATTGTAGACCAATTTGACTGAGCTGTAACAGTGCCTGACTACGCATTTCGTCGTTGTAGGTGTACCCACGCCAATTCGAACGCATGGCATATCTTTCGCACAACTTCAAGAACATGTGAGCCAGTTTTGGAGTCATAGCGCCGTGCTCACGGGAAAAATGGCCGGTAACAAAATCGCCTTTCCAGTGACTTTTGCCCACACAGTAAGGCTCTCCGTTGACGTCGAGTCTAAAATGCTGGAACGGCGGAAAATTTACCTTCATGTATTTGGTAGGTTTATCGTTGTCGATTTCCGGGTCATCATATTCGTTGTGAGGTTCCAATTCGTCCTCAAACAGCAAAGGCGCCTTGGTATTCTTGGATTTCTTTTTGCTGGTGTCAATGGGAATATGATCCCAGGTCATAACACGAAACACCACGTCAGTGTCGGCCACGTCTCGGAGCTTTACTTCAAACTCGTCGAGTTTGCGCTTGACTCCATCAACTGATGCAGCTTCGTGAGCTAGTTTGGCCAACCGATCAGCGCGATTCCTTCGCGCCTCGAGTGTGTTCTTTTTGTTGATTTTTTTGATATCTGGCAGGATCATGTCATAGTCAGCATCGTCTTTGGCAAGATAGCTGCAATATGTGGTCTTGCTTTTGTGTATCTCTTTGAGTATATCTTTGTTGTTGAGATAGTTGTGTTTCATGGGTTTCCTATAATAAGACCAGTTTATATTAAGCGATAAATATTCAAAAAGCAAGAGGAAAAACAACCATTATGGGAATACTTGATTCAGTCACCGGATTTTTCAAAGGAGGCACAGCCAGCACGCCTACTTTTGGTACCGAAGATTTCGTCCCGGGACGCACCAGCACACCGCCCAAGATGCCCGGAATTGTTAATTCGGCCTTGAATCTATTTGACCCCAGCAATGCTCGTCGAGGTATTTCTGGTTTGCTCAAAGGTGGACTTTCCTCTCGTGGACCTGCTGTCACTACCATAGGATTTAACAGCTATGGTTCTGCCGGAGCATCAGACTGGAGAGTACGTGTCAGTATCGCTGATCAAAGCGATTATTTTTACAATAGTTCTGACAACGGTATCATGGCTCCGTTGTTTACTGGAACAGGACAGAGTGGGGTGATATTTCCCTACACCCCGTCGATCCAGGTACAACATACAGCCAGGTACGGTACATCCAAGCTCACACATAGTAATTATGACGCCTACTTCTATGAAGGATCGGAAATACAGGCCATCACCATATCAGGCGACTTCACAGTACAGAATGATGTTGAAGCCAAATATCTCATGGCTGCTGTTTACTTTTTTCGCGCTTGTACCAAGATGTGGTTTGGGCAAGGAGAGCGTGCAGGAAACCCTCCGCCATTGGTATTCTTAGACGGTTACGGCGATCATTATTTTCCTCACGTGAGTTGTGTGATAACAAACTTCTCTCACACTCTGCCCAATGACGTAGACTATATCAAAACAGCTATTGATGGAGGAGAAACTCGGGTTCCTACATCCAGTACTATCGCCGTGACTCTACAGCCGGTTGTCAGCAGAAACAAAGCCACACAGTTCAATCTTGACGAGTTCGCTCGTGGAAGATTGCTCAGTGGTCGCGGAGGGTTTTTATAATGTCCTCCTATAGTAAGAGCAGTCCCTATTACGAAACAAAAAACTACGGTAACTTCCTAGACATACTGCAGACGCGGAGTTTCCGTAAAATGGCATCTGATGTAAGGTACCAGATTGACCGTATCTATCAATATCGCCCAGATCTACTGGCCTATGATCTCTATGGCGATGCTGGACTATGGTGGGTGTTTGCTGTACGAAATCCCAACACTATAAAAGATCCAGTATTTGACTTCCGTCCCGGGGTCGCTATATATATTCCCAAAAAAGAAACACTAATCGCTGACCTAGGGTTATAATCGATGTCTACCAGCGAGAAAAAAGTCCGTGAGATTGAAGGTGAAATCAATGAGATCAACAGCAAACTCGAAGATGCCAACGCCGCTATAAGGTCGACGCAGAGAAAATTAAACATAATCACTCCAAATTTAGAGGCTGATCCAACAATATCTCGAACCTATCAACAAGAATTACAAAATAGATTGGCCAAGCAACAAGCCGAGGTTGACTCATTGAATGCACAACTTGCGGCAAAAGAAAAAGAAGCCAATGAGGTTGCCGATAGGGAACCCACAGCACAACCCACGACTCAAGAAAATACCGCGGCAGCCGGACAGACTGCAGAAACAGCAGTAAACAACGAAGAAGAATCTTCTACTACCGAAGAAGAATCTCCCACCACCGACGAAGAAGACATCGACGAAGAGCTCGACGACGAAGAGCAAGAAAATCTTGAAAACGAAAACGAAGATCCCGATTCAGAAGAAACCGAAGACGAGACCGGTACAGATGTAGTAGTAGGATTTGACGAAGATGGAAATCCCGTCTACGAAACCGACGAGGCCGGGGACGAAACTGGTACAGATGTAGTAGTAGGATTTGACAAGTATGGAAATCCCGTCTACGAAGGTGAGGACATCACAGATCAAACTTCTTCAGTTCCTGTCTATATACCAATGGACAATCCCTTGCATGATTACGCATCATACACCTATAATGTCAGTTTGTTTGTGCTTTCAAGCGACGAATACAACAAAGCAGTAAAAGGTGTAGAAACATGGGAGCGAGTTGGTCAATGTTTGATTGGCGGCGCCGGCAGATTCAATGACACCAATAGGCATCCAGCATTTCGCGATGATTTTTTCTTTGATGGGTTACGACTCACTACGGTGGTGGGACTCAATCAAAAAAGCAAATCTAGCAATGCCATCGATATCACATTCAATTTGATCGAGCCCTACGGTCTTACTTTGCTTGACAGAATTATTGATGTTGCTGAAACAGTGAAACCACGATGCCGGAACTATCTTGAGCTTCCTTATCTCCTGCAGATTGATTTTTTTGGATCAACCGACGATGGAGAAATGCCGAATCCCATTCCGGGTATCACAAAACGTCTCCCGATAAAGATAATCGAGTTGAAGATGAAAGTGGGCACTAAAGGTACTGAATATGCTTTAAAAGCCATTCCGTTCAATCATCAAGCCCTACAGGAAACCACCGCATCAACACCCATCAATCTTGAAATTGATGCAGCCACAGTCAAGGATTTTTTTGACGAAGGCGAAGCCATAACAATAACCGATACTAATGAAATAGCTGCCTATCGAGAAGCGATCAAGCTCGATATAATAAAATCAGATCCTGATGTGTTAAAAATCTACGAAGCACGCTTGATCGAACTAGAAAAAGGAGCTCGCGTCAAAGCAACCAGCTACACTGCTGGTGTCAATGCTTGGTATCAACAGCAGCTGATCACCGGCGCAAGAAACCACACTGATCAGATAAGATTTGTAGTTGATGAAGAAATTGGTAAATCATTGATCGTGCTTCCTGACCGCAACGACCCAAGCAAAACCCCTGTGCCCGACCCGGGCACAGCAAAAGCGCGAGTGATCAACTCACCTAATGCCAGTGGTCCCGACTTCAATACATCGGCATTCAGCATCAGCGCTGGTACATCGGTATTGAAATTGGTTGACATGGTCATGCGCAACAGCAAATATGTACTGGATCAGGTGTCAGACCCTGCCAGTAAAAGTGCGCAAGACATCGCTAATTCTCGTGGCAAACCCTTGTTCTGGTACAAGGTCGTTCCCGACATACAACTTAATCAATTTGATTCTAGAACTAATCGTTGGTCAAAGACTATAACATATCACATCAAAAAAATGATAGTCTATAACAGCAAGCATCCAATGGGACCGCAATCTTTGCCCAATGGTGCTGTCAAGCAATATAATTATCTTTACACTGGATACAATCGAGACATACTTGATTTCAGCATAGATTTTGATGCCCTGTTCTACACTGCCGTTGAAGTAAACCGTGCCAGCTACCAGACTATTTCAGGGGCAGCGTCCTCTCCTGACACCGGAAAAATCAACGATATACAAAACCCCAGCGATCCGGGATCAATACAGCAATCTACTTATATACCAATCCCAGATAATCCTGCTGCCGGCGCTGTTCTAGACGGCAACCGCGACTCGGCGACAAAAACAGCATCCAGCATACAAAATAGCATCTACAGCAATGCTCGTGGAGACATGCTGAATCTTCGTATCAAGATAATTGGTGATCCACATTTTATCAAACAGGACGACGTGTTGATAAATCCCGCAGACAAAGATTACGAAACACAAACCAACCAGCAGCTGATTCCGGGAGTAGGCAGCTTGGTCATGGATCGCGGAGAAATTTTTGTACGAGTGAATTTTCGAACTCCGGTTGACATGGATGACACCACGGGATTAGTAAGACAAGACGGAAGATACATTGAAAGCAAGTTTTCTGGGTTGTATCGAGTGCTGACCGTAGACTCAGAATTCCGCAGCGGCAAGTTTGAACAAGTATTGAATATGGTTAGGATTTTTGAAGATATCTTAAAACCGGGCGTAGTTGCCAACGATAGACAAGATGAGTCAACCACAGATAGAGATCAAGAATTGTCTGTCAAGAGCACCGACGACATCGAAGATTCGTCGGGAGTGACTGGTATAGATGATACTACCAGCGACGAGACCATCGAAGACGACGATTCTGATCTACGTACCTACGGTGAAGAAGATGATCCCTTCGATCCCGATGCCAACAATGAATCCGAAGAAACCGACGAAGATACCGAAGATCTCGAAGAGATCGTTGATTCCGATTCCGAAGAAGACATCGGAGATGTACAAGAACAACAAGCATCCTCAGCCGAACAACAACCTGCAAATACAGCAGCACAATTTGAAAATCAGCAGCAGCAGACCCAAGAACAAAAAGTGCGAGCCATTGAAAGCGAAGTGTCCCGTATTGACACCGAGCTGGGAGATGCCGAAGCCAGTGTAAGAGCGACGCAGAGGAAGTTGGAGCGATCGGCAGAAACCCCCAATGCCGATCCTGTTCTTAGACAGGAATTACAAAATCAGTTAGCTCGCCAGCAGGCCCAGGTCGTAGATTTAAAATCTCAACTGGCTGCCAAGGAAGCAGAAGCAGACACAGCAGCTCAATAAAGGACAAAGATGAGTACCGAAAGAAGATTAGGTAACAAGATACCCAAGTGGGCCAACAAGGATTCTGTCACTGGAGTCAAGCTAGATCCAGGCCCATTTGTTGGGGTGATCAAAAACAATCTAGACCCTACCAAGTCCGGTCGTTTACAGGTCTACATACCCGATCTCGGTGGTGACGAAACCAATGTGCAAAATTGGAGGACAGTGAGTTACGCCAGCCCATTTTTTGGAGCGACCACGCAGCCAGAAGCCACTCGCCTCACAGAATTTGAAAAAGTGCATCACACCTATGGTATGTGGATGGTGCCGCCCGATGTCGGCAACGAAGTGCTTTGCCTATTTGTCAACGGCGATCCGGGACGTGGCTATTGGTTTGCCTGTGTAAACAAAAATCTCAGCCACACCATGATACCAGCCTTAGGCACCGATGGACCATTTGACACCGCCCGGGTAAAAAGCACCATCGTTAAAAATGCCCTGGCGCAAAAACAAACGCCCACTCTGCCCTCGTCTGAATTCAATGAAAACGATCCAGCCAATATATCTGACGGGTTCTTAAACAACAAAAAAGCCATACACGAACCGCAATCAGAAATCTTGATCAAACAAGGACTTGATCGAGACCCAGCACGAGGGGCGATAACCAGTTCCAGCCAGCGAGAAACTCCCAGCCAAGTATTCGGCATTTCTACTCCGGGCCGACCAGTACCCGAACAAGATCCAGCATTGGATCCTAATTACGGACTCTTGCTGAACTCTGGTGAAATTGATGAATCTAAATATGCTGTGCGAGCAAGAGTTGGCGGGCACAGTCTAGTCATGGACGACGGGGAAATAGAGTCGGGTAAGAATCAACTCATGCGCCTGCGCACAGCCAGTGGACACCAGCTCTTGATGAATGATACCGAGCGTATCATATATCTAGCCAACAGTGATGGATCTGTTTGGTTGGAGTTCGCCGGATCTGGACAGATCACAGCCTATGCTGCCGGCGGCATAAATCTCCGCACCGATGGCGATTTTAATTTACACAGCGACGGTGACATGAATTTTCACGCCAAACGTAATTTCAATATCAGGGCCGACGGAGCCATCATACAAGATTCTCCCAAGATAACACTCAAAGCCACAGATAACTTTCTTGCCTACGGTGGCAAGGTCGAGATTGGATCTGGTGGTAATCTTTTCATCAGCGCCGACAGCAAAGGTGAATTTACCACTCAGGGAACATTGGTATTGTCGGGCAGCCGCACTGATATCAACTCGTACCCAGGTACACGAGTCAAGGATCCTGGCAATATCAAGCTCAATCAACACAACGATACAGTGAGAGAAAGCGATCAGCATCCTTGGCAAACTGTTCCGGGTCAGCTGTCATCTATTGTTAAAGTTGCCCCCAGTCACGAACCCTGGCCTCGACAAAAAGGTAGTCCGCAAGGACAACCCACCCGTGGCGGCGAGGAAATTAACACAGGCCCTCCCCCGGCCAAGGTGGAGATACCCGCCGGTGAGCCCAGTGGAGATCCTGGGCCCGACTCTGCACAAGGGCAGCCTGTGTCGGGCGCACTGGATCCCATGTGGCTAAACAAAGCCGATGCCCCTAATCCCCCCGGCGGTGTAGGACCTCTCAGCCAGTACGAAACCAAGTGCCTCATGGCACAGATTGCCTACAGCGAATCTGCCTGGAACTACAAGGCTAAAAACAGCCTCAATTACGTGGGAAGATATCAAACTGGCGCAGCGGTACTCAGCGACCAAGGCTACATCAAGAAAGATTACTTTAAACAATATCGCAACGGTGCAGTCAATCAAGAGGGCGCTTGGACTGGCAAGGACGGAATCAACAGTCTCGACGACTACTTTAACAGTAAAAGTGTGCAAGAAAATGTCATGTATTCTTTGATGCAAAGCAACTACAAGACTATGGTCCGGATCGGGGCTATCAAAACTGGCGACAACAAAGAAACGGTAGCCGGCATGATACAAGTGGCGCATTTATTAGGCGCTGGAGGAGCTAAACAATGGCGGTTTACTGCTGGCGGCGCCGATGCCAATGGAACCACCGGAGCAGCCTATTATAACAAGGCCAGATATGCTGTGAGCACGCTGTCCACTGGTTCTACAGCGGCTTAAATACACATATCATGACAATACTCTATCGTGGATTTAGCACACAAAATCGTAGTAAAAAATTCCGTGTCACGGAATTTGATCTGGTGCGGCAGGACCTGATAAATCACTTCCATATACGCAAGGGTGAAAAACTCATGAACCCAAACTTTGGTTCCATAATATGGAACACATTGTTTGAGCCATTGACCCAAGAAGTACGCCAAGTCATCATTGATGATGTCAAAAAAATAGTGTCTTATGACCCACGATTAGCGGTAGATCGCGTGACCATCGATGAGTACGAACAAGGTATCCAGGTGCTGATAGATCTCCGTTATGTGACCACCGATCAACGCAATATATTGCGCTTGAAATTTGATCGCGAAAGTCAAAAAATGACCATGGCATAATAATAGCCGTTTTTAACTCACGGTAAATAACAAAAACGGTAAAGATTATGGCCCTGACAACTAGACAAACAAATTTATTAGTCCAGCAAGACTGGACCAAAATCTATCAGACCTTCAAAGAAGCCGATTTCCAGAGCTACGACTTTGAAACTCTGCGCAAGACTATGATTGATTACTTGCGCATCTACTATCCCGAAGACTTCAATGATTTTTTAGAAAGCTCAGAGTACGTCGCGCTGATCGACCTCATCGCTTTTCTGGGACAGAGCTTGGCTTTTAGAACAGACTTAAATGCCCGAGAAAATTTCATTGACACCGCCGAGCGCAGGGATTCGGTATTGAAGCTTGCAAGGATGATCAACTACAGCCCCAAGCGTAATATACCTGCTTCGGGATTGCTCAAGATTGATTCAGTCTCGACCACAGAGTCAGTGACTGACAGCAACGGCACAGACCTCGCTAATCTCATCATTTCCTGGAACGATTCCACCAACGACAATTGGCAAGAGCAATTTAATACTGTGCTGAATGCAGCTTTGGTCAATAGCCAAATCATTGGCAAACCCGGCAACAGCCAAGTCATCAACAACATACGCACCGACGAATATTCTGTAACCATTGAACCGGGAACTGTACCAGTCTATCGTTTTAGTTCAACAGTTGAAGGAGCCAATACGACTTTTGAGGCAGTTTCGGCTACCACCGGTGGAGAGACCTATATCTACGAAGCTGAACCAAAACCCACAGTCAAGTTCAACTTGCTTTATCGCAACGACAATCTCGGAAACAGTTCCAATAATACCGGTTATTTTGTCTACTTCAAGCAGGGATCTCTCAACAGCGTTGATTTCACGATCAATGAATCCTTGCCTAATAGGGTGATCAATATTAATTTTGACAACATCAACAACACCGACACTTGGTTGTATGCTCTGAATGCCCAAGGAGCCGTGACTGAAAACTGGTCTAAGGTGCCTGCAGTGGCCGGCATCAATATTGCCTATAATAAAAATTCCGATCGCAACCTCTATCAAATCAATAGCCGGGTGGGAGACCAAGTTGATTTGGTATTTGGTGATGGTGCATTTGCTAACTCGCCAAGAGGATCGTTCCGCTTTTATTATCGTCAAAGCAACGGGCTCACCTATAAAATCACTCCCGACGAGATGCAAAACATCTCTATTCCCATCACATATGTGAGTCGCTTGGGTCGCACCGAAACATTGACTCTGCGTGTGAGCTTAAATTACACTGTAGCCAACGCTACCGCACGCGAAACTCTTGAAGAGATTCGTACCAAAGCACCCCAGCAATACTACACACAGAACAGGATGATCACCGGTGAGGACTATAACATATTGCCCTACACTGCATTCAGTACGGTACTCAAGGCCAAAGCAGTAAATCGCACCAGTTCGGGAGTGAGCCGCTTCCTTGATGTGCTAGATGTCACGGGCAAATACAGTTCTACCAATATCTATGCCAGTGATGGAATTCTCTATCGCGACGAATATATCAAAGATTTTCGTTTTTCATTCCAAACCACTAATGAAATTTTTACAGTAATCTACAACCAAATAAAACCACTGATAAGCGGAAAGAGCCTACAGCACTATCACTATTCTAAGATAACAAGGCCGGCACTGACAGGCCTAGTATGGGAGTCAACCGGCACGTCCACCAATTTGAACACTGGACGCCTGCGCTTCACCAGCAACAACACCATCGCTTCCATCGGAGCAAACTCGTCGACATCTTTGAAATATTTGATCAATGGTGCAATGGTGCGTTTTGCAGCCGGCACCGGAAAATATTTCACAGGATCGGGAGAAATAGTCACTGGCGAACCACATAGAGAAACTGATCGTCGATATATCTATGCCGCGGTCGTGCGTACCCAGCAAGACAATTCTTTGTCATTGAATCAGCTGGTTCCAAGCGGCGCTCTGCCTGATGAAATTATTCCTGCTTTTAAAAACAACCTAACAGATCAAATATCTTCGGATAATTTTATTAAAATCATTGCCGACTATATTCGTACCTACAAAAACTTTGGTCTGAGATATGATGTCAATACCACATTGTGGCACATAATAGAAAACAATGATCTTGGTGGCGCAACATACTCCGAGACCAATGCTGGTGACACCACCGGCCGTGCCTTAGATACCAGCTGGCTTGTAAAATTTACCTTTGATGGTACTCAATACATAGTAGAACATCGTGGGCTTGATTATTACTTTGAAAGCTTTGTCGACACAAAATTTTATTTTGATGAAAAAGTCAAAGTATTTGATTCCCGCACCGGTCGTACCATCAACGACTTTATCAAAGTATTGAGATTTAACACCGAACCCGATTCCTCAAAAGCGTTAACTAATGATCTGTCTTGGTATGTTTATAAAAGTATCATTGAGTCAGATGGTTATGTCAATAATAGCAAAATCTTATTGACTTTCCCCGACAGCGACAGCGATGGCGTGCCCGACAATCCTGATTTGTTTGAATTAATAGTGGCGCCCGAGGTCAACCCGGCAGAAAAGTTTGTGTTTTTTGTAGCAGATACCTATTCAGATCTGTTTGAAAACTATCGTCCTGTACCATCTTCATCTGTGGTTGCCAGCTTGCCTACCCGTGACGAAATACTATCTTCGCGCAACCAGTATCCCAGCGGGCAGATATTTTATGCCAATTTAGAAAATAAATTCTATCAATCATCGACTGTGCTTGAAGAATTGTCCAATTATCGGGCTCGTGCCGGAAGATCGGATTTAAATTTCCAGTATCGGCACAATAGTCCAAATCAGCGTAGGATTGATCCAAGCCCCAACAACATCGTAGATCTTTTTATACTGACGAAATCCTATGCCACAGATTATTTGTCGTGGATCAAAGATTCGTCAAATACTGTTGTCAAGCCCGGCGAGCCCACTAGCGAAAGCTTAAAATTAGAATTTAGCAGCCTTGAAAATTTCAAAGCCATGAGCGATACGATAATCTACAACTCGGCTAAATTCAAACCTATCTTTGGATCGAGAGCCGAATCGTCTTTGAGAGCAAAGTTCAAAGTGGTCAAGAACCCCAATCTCATTATCAGCGACAGCGACATCAAGACATCTTTGATCGCAGCAGTCAATGCCTATTTTGACATAGCCAATTGGGACTTTGGCGAAACATTTTATTTCTCGGAACTGAGTGCCTACTTGCACAATCGTCTCAGCCCAGATATTGCATCGGTGGTTATTGTTGCCGCTGACAATAATGTGGCATTTGGTAGCCTATATCAGATAAATGCCGAGCCCGATGAGATCATAGTTTCGGCTGCCACAGTCGACGATGTAGAAATTATATCATCGATTACTGCCTCGCAACTTAACCAGATTTCAGCTGGCTTAAATATTGTAAACCAGTGAAATAAAAATGGCCGCTACTAGAACGTTGAACTTTTTACCTGAGATTTTCAGGACCGATGCCAATAAAAAATTCTTGGCCGCCACCGTTGATCAGCTGATCAGCGAGCCAAATTTTAAGAAAATCAATGGCTATATTGGTCGCCGGGTTACCCCTACTTTTAAACCATCTGACAATTATATCAGCGAACCTGCCTCAACGAGACAAAACTATCAGCTTGAACCCTGTGTTGTTGTCAAAGACGATTACGCAAACCGTGTTGATTTCTTTTCTTCATACCCCGACTTACTGCAAAAAATTGAGTATTACGGTGGAATAACCAACAATCATGATCGTTTATTCCGCAATGAATTTTACACGTTTGACGGCGGTTTTGATTTTGACAAGTTCATCAATTTCAACAACTATTACTGGGTGCCTGCTGGACCTGAGGCAGTAAGTGTATTTGCTGGGTCAGTTGACAACGAGGGGGAGTATCGAGTCACACGTAATCTGTCTGTTAATGGATTTAATTTTTCCAGCAAAGGCACAGAATCTAATCCTGTTATGATACTGAGTCGAGGAGGAACATATAGATTCCAGTTAAATCAGCCAGGTCATCGTTTCTGGATACAAAGTGAGCCGGGATCTTCGGGCAAGAAAAAAACACAATCCAATATCTCGACGAGAGATGTATTGGGAGTATCGAACAACGGAATTGATCAAGGAACAGTGACTTTCCGTGTTCCACAAGCATCTGCGCAAGATAAATTTACGTCCATGACTATGGCTGCCGTAGCTGATCTAGCCACTGATATCAGTTATGTAGATATACAGGACCACAGCCTAAGAGAATTTTTAAGAAGCCACCCCGACGGCATTGACGGGTATCGCACTCCTGCTGATTTAGAGGGAAAATTTATAATATTCATCAATGAAGACATCGACGATGTGTTTTGGACCAACGATGAAATTTTTGATGTATATCCCTATGATGTTGTTGTATCCGAGACTATTCCAACAGCATTGAGACGGAATCTTTGGAGGATACAATTGATTCCCAGCGGAAGGGATCATGTCATTAAATTGACCCAATCAACCGTAGTCGAAAAGAATCAAAAAGTTTTCGTTCGCCGCGGCAAAGAAAATGCATCCAGAGAATTTTACACTGACTTTGACGGGATCTATCGTACGGTTCCTAACATCACAGCCAACTTAGATCGATTATTTTATCAAGACAGCCAGGATCCGTCGTTTGTTGGCGAAATACGCATCGTTGATCCTGATAATTTTGCCATCGATGTCAACAACGATATACTAGGTGAAAAAAATTACACCAGCCCCAATGGGGTAGAATTTACCAATGGACTGAAAATAAGTTTTGACAATAAAGTGATACCATCTGATTATCGACTCAAAGAATTTTATGTTGAAGGAGTTGGTAAATCTATTAGATTGATAGAAGTCAACACACTTATAAATCCCGAATCATATGCAGGTGCACTGGGATCAATGGATTATCTCACGATCAATCGTGGAAGCCGAGATCTTAACGCATGGTCGCGTAGTAATCGTTGGTTCCACATTGATGTACTAAAGGCAACAGCCGCATACAACAAAACCATTAGTTTACCCGACCAACGATATCGTGCCAATCGCCCCATCATTGAGTTCGAGGCAGATCTACAATTATTTAATTTTGGCAGGCAAGGTCTGCCACCTGTGGACTACCTAGATTTTTATGTCACCGATGCATTTTCTCAGATCGAAGGAAATGGCAAGCAGTACGATGAATTACAGCATTACACCAAAGACGAAGTCGTGGTGCTTGAAAACAAGGTTTATCGAGCTCGCATCGATTTACAGCAGGTTCCCGGAAATGACAGTAACTGGCAAAATCTCTACAATCTGCCTTTCTACAGTGGGACACAAGCCTATCGGCAAGACAATGTAGTGAAATATCTTGATCGGATCTATCGAGCACTGACCACCACCGATGGAAATCTTCCCACCAATACCACATATTGGGAACCAATAATATGGAATCGTGAAAACATTGATGAGTTTGACTCCAGCACTGAATATCAACAGTTCGATGCTGTTTACTACAACAACGAGTACTATGCCTGTATCTCTCCCAACGGATCTCTGCAAATATCTCCCGATATCACTACCACTTGGAAAAAAATTGATGTCTTTGTGGATTATTCGACAGGCATAGCCAACACAATATTAGAAAATCAATACGCAGCATGGCAAGGTAGATTGTATCGTGCCGTAATGAACATCAAGCAAGATCCTAGAAACAATAATTCATACTGGCAAAAACTCATCGATATTGCTGACGATAAATCAGTGATATTTGCCGGAGACGAAGATCCTACAGTAAGAAACACTGTTTATCGATTGAGCATGGAGGACATCGGCAACGACGAAGACAGTAACGGAGATCCTATACGTGTGCCTCACCTCACCCCCAGTGCATTTACAGTAAAACCAAACAGCACAGTCATTGTATTGGGAGGACTTAATGCAGGATTGAATTTCTGGTATGACGGAGATCTTTGGATTAAAGGTATACAAAAATCCTCAATAAATCAAGCACCATTGTTTGACATCGTTGACGAAAACAACACCAGCTTCGGAGACGTGACTAAGTACCCCAATTCGACTTTTGGTGGATCCCGTATCTTTTCGTACAAAACCGGAATTGGAAAGCCGGACCCTGTGTTGGGATTCCCTTTGAGCTATCGCAATTTCAACAGTGTAGGCGACATAGAGTTCAGCAACGATTTTGATAATTCGTCAATGACTTTTCTCGACGGCACAAAAGAAGCAACAATCAAGGTCAATAGTGGGTATCTATTAAATTACATCAATCGCGATGAAACGCAAACCAGGAATATCTGGATCAAAGCCAAAGAAAAATCCCATCAGTATCAGATCTTTTCCCATGTGTTCGATGGTACAACCAATTATTTTGAAGTTGATGTTTCCTCCAATACCAGTCAGCAAATACCTTTCATTAAGGTATTTGTCAACAATGAATTGATCAAAGAGTATCAGTATATTTACGAAGTGGTAGGTGCACGCCAGGCTGTTCGCGTACTTTCATCTTTGTTGACCACTGGCGCCATCGTTGACATAATGATCTATTCCGACTCACCGTCTGAACTTGGCTATTATGAAGTTCCATCTAATTTAGATTATAATTCTCAGAATGCCGACTTTGAGTATCTCACGCTGGGACAATTAAAAAATCACATAACCAAATTGGTTGAGAACACCCGAGTAACAAATCAAACAGAAGAAAAATTTACCAAGTTTCGAGATATACAGTTTAAGGATCATGGCGGAACTATATTACAGCATGCCAGTCCTTCGATCTACAGTAACTTATTCTTGATCGACAACAATGTCAACTTTATTGACAGCATTGAACTGGCTGCACGAGAGTATACAAAATTTAAGAATAAGTTTTTAGAAGCTGCTAGCAAACTGACATCAGTTGACCTGACTCGAGTTCCGGAAACTGTTGACGAGATAATTAAAACCATTAATGCTGTTAAAAATAGTTCGTTCTCGTGGCATTACTCAGACATGGTGCCTTACGGTGATAATCGTAGAGAATATCTAGATGTTGTGATCAACCCCGAGCTACGGCAGTTTGACTTGCCAATGGTTTTTAATGATCAAGAACTCAGCAATCGTGCAGTGCTGGTCTATGTCAATAACAAGCAATTGATCAAAGATCAAGATTATTATTTTCCGCAAGATCGTACCGCGGTAATCATCAACGAAGAGTATCCGCTTGACGCCGATGACCAAATCAAAATAGTTGACTATCTTGACACCAATGGTTGTTATGTTCCTGAAACTCCGAGCAAATTGGGATTATATCCTAAATTTGTGCCCGGTAAGCTCTATGACAACACGTACCGTACCCCGATATATGTGATACAAGGGCACGATGGTTCAATGGTTCCTTCGTTTGGGGATTATCGAGATGAGTTACTGCTCGAACTCGAAACACGTATCTATAATAATATCAAGCTCGATTACAATAAAAGTATCGCTAATATTCACGATTTTATCCCAGGAAAGTTTCGTGACACCGGTTACTCATTGACTGAGTTTGATCGTGTGCTTTCTCGTAGCTTCCTGAAATGGGCTGGCAGCAACCAGATTGATTATACCACGAACGACAATTTTGTAGCCAATGATCCGTGGACATGGAATTACTCAAAATATCGAGACACTGTCGACGGTAGCAAGATACCCGGTGCCTGGAGAGCTATTTTCAAGTATTTCTATGATACAGATCGCCCCAATACACATCCTTGGGAGATGTTGGGATTCAGTTCAAGACCGGACTGGTGGAACGAACGCTACGGTGCCGCACCCTACACCGGCGGTAATTTGTTGTTATGGCAAGATCTCGCACAGGGATATATTCATGCCGGTTTACGACAAGGCTACGATCAACGATATGCAAGACCTTCGTTGTTGTCAATCATTCCAGTGGACGAATACGGTGCGCTAAGACCGCCCAGCCAATTTGCAGTCAGTAATTTCAACAGCAGTGATGCTGGTCGGGCATTTTCGATTGGCAATCAAGGACCTGCCGAAACCGCATGGAGACGCAGTAGCGATTATCCTTTTGCTCTGCAGCGTACCATGGCCTTGACACAACCGGCTTTTTATTTTGGTAGCCTGTTTGATGTCAAAACCTATAGTCGAAACAGCAAATTAGACCAATTGGTTATTTCTAATACCTTGCGCCGTGTGACACCAGCCGCGATCAAGATACATGGTGATGTTATCAATGGCAAAACGCAACTCACAGCCGGTTACTTAAACTGGATAAGAGATTATGTAAAAAATCTTGGGCAAGACCCCGCAACGGTGTTGCGGCATAGGCTCACAAATCTTGATGTGAACTTGGGTTATCGAATGGCTGGCTATACTGACAAAAATTATATCAAGGTATTGGCTGAGCAAAGTTCGCCGTCCTCTACCAATGACAGTATCATTGTGCCTGACGAAAACTACACGGTACATCTCAACAAGTCTAGCCCTCTGAAGAAGATAGTTTACAGCGCAGTCATTGTTGAAAAAACCAACAACGGATATACAGTATCGGGCTACGATGTATCTAATCCGTATTTTACAATCATTCCAAGTTTGGCCAATAATAATGCTTATGTAGTTGACGTGATCAATCAACGAGGGGTGATCTACCGAGATTATCAAAGTAAAAAAGTAGTTGTTCCATATGGATTTGAATTTACCTCGCGCCAACAAGTAGTAGACTTTTTGGTCAGTTACGGAAGATATCTCACCGGGCAAGGTATCAAGTTCACTGAGACCGATTCGGTACTGTCCGCTAAGAAAGATTGGATACTCAGTGTCAAGGAATTTTTGCACTGGAGTCAACAGGGTTGGACCAATGGCAACTTGATCATCCTGAGTCCGATCAAAGATGTACTTAAGATCAGCACACCTGCAGGTGTAGTTGATCATGTAGAAAACACTATTAACGGCAGCAAAATACTTGATCAGCAGTTTTCCACCATCAAGAGCAATCAATTCACGGTTGTGAGATCCAACAACGAGTTTAAAATTTCTGTCATTGACGATCGCTCAATATGCTTTGCTGAACTAGAAGTAGTGCAATTTGAACATGTGTTGATATTTGACAACAGCACGGTGTTCAACGATATCATTTACAAACCCGAGCTAGGCAATCGACAGTTCCGTTTGAAATTGGTGGGTAGCAAAACCAACGATTGGTCCGGTGAGCTCAATCCACCGGGATTTATCTACAATGCATCAGATGTTGATCCTTGGTTGCCCGGTAAAGACTACAAAAAAGGCTCGATTGTAAACTTCAAAGAACAGTATTATACGGCACTGGAAAATATTATAGCTGCGACAGAATTCAATCAAGCCAAGTGGAGACTGATTGAAAGATCGGCGATCAAGACTGGGTTGCTGCCTAATTTTGCCTACAACGCCCAAAAGTTCGAAGATATCTACGACATCGATAATGCCCCCGAAGATTCTAATCTATTAGAGTATAGTGCAGGACTCATCGGATTCCGTGAACGCACATATCTCAGTGATTTTAGTCTTGACAATGTAAGCCAGGTCAAGTTCTATCAAGGATTTATTAAGGACAAAGGAACTCGCTCGTCAGTGGATGCATTGACCACTGCTAAGTTTAATAATGTCACTAGCGGACTCGATCTTTATGAAGAGTGGGCATTGCGAGTCGGCGAGTACGGCGCAGTTGAAAGCGATGCACAAATTGAGATCGTTTTAAATGACGACGAGTTTACCAATGACCCCTCGACTATAGCATTGGCAGATACCGCAGAAACAGTCGAATCCGGGATTGTGGCGATCAGAGAAAAAGATCTTTATCGCAGGACTAGTCAATACAAAAAAGATATATTTTTCAATCGCAGTGAACGAACTGATACATCGGTTGATATTTCTACTGCAGGATTTGTTAACCTCGAAGACATCAATGGCACTTTGTTTGATATCAAAAATTTCAGCGAGTTGGATAGTTTATTACCAAAGATTGGAAAGGGATTCAAACTCTGGGTAGCTCGAGATTTTGACAACGACTGGAACGTTTATCGCATCAGCGAAACAGACAACAATGTGTCATCGGCGATTTATGATCTAGATGATCAGATATCCGTGACCTTTGATAAACCACACGAACTAGAAGTTGGAGATATTTTTGTAATCAAAAATCTCGATCCTCTAATTAATGGATTCTATCGAGTTTCCTATGTCACAGACCTTGCAAGAGTTTCTGCACAAATCTATAAAAATCAATCAGAAATAAAGAAAACTAGAAGTTTTTCAGGCAACGGTGTCTATCTTGTTGCCAAGCCAATGCGAGCCGACTCCTCTGCAAAAATCAATCAACTAGTCCCACTGAACGGATGGCTAGTGGGTGATTGCGTGTGGGTAGACGGTATTGACCACGAAGGCCATTGGGGTGTCTATGAAAAAACTGATTCCTGGAAGTATCAAATTGAACTTCCTGTAGAATCTTCGGACCTGCTAGGGGGAGATCGTTTTGGACATGCGGTTAAAATAAACTCACAACGAGATCTTATCGTGGCAACATAAAAACTTTTGTAAAACTCACTTCGGGCGAGTTCAAACAATCTTCAACTTTTAGACCAATACAGGTACTTGATACCGACGGGTTTGGAGAATCTGTTGATCTTGTCGATTATCGCGTGACAGTGGGCGCACCTGACAGTGCGAATAATCAAGGTCGTGTGTTTGTTTATAACTTCCGCACCGAAAAAGATAAATTTGATCTACAGACCCTTTTCGCCCCGGGCTCAACCTCGGGCGACCAATTTGGATATTCCGTGTCAATGAGCCAAGATTCACAGTGGCTATACGTGGGAGCCCCAGGCAGAGACACAGTTTATGTCTATCATTATGACATTAGTTTAACAGAACTTGGCACACATGTTTTAATCACAGAATCGGGTCAAACAGATTATGTATTGGATTTCCCTATTGACTCTGCAGAGTCAATCAAGGTGACGGCAGAATTTGGATTGCCTGATTTATTTGTTGGTGACGGAGTTGCTGATACCTTTACTTTGTCCGACCAGTTAGTGGGACAACGGCTGCAAATCATAGTAAACAATCAATTGATGCTTGCTTCAGACTATACCATAGATGGAAATACGCTGACACTGAATTCTGCGCCAAATACCGGCAATGTCGTTGTGGCACGAATTAACCAGCCAGTGTTGTTACGGCCCGGTGTCGATTATACAGTTACCGGGGCGGGCGAACTGAGTTTAGCCAAAGATCCTGGAACGTTGTCGATCGAGGTACAGCAGGCACATCATTATAAATTGGTTGATACTATAACAGGAACAGCCGGAAGCCAATTTGGCCACACAATAAAAACCAACCGTGATGGATCGGTGCTGGTAGTTGGCGCACCTAATAAAACAATCACGATTGATGGGGATACTTACAACAACACTGGCGCCGGATATATCTATACACGACGGGTTGAAGAGCAGTCACTCAAGGCCAATCGAAATACCTATATTCCATCATCCGTATCAATGCCTTTTGTTGATTTGTTTATTAACGGTGTATTGTTATACCCAAGTGTTGATTATACATTGAATAACAATGAAATCTTGTTGTTGGGGTCGTATGAAGCAGGCCAGACGATAACAATAAGCACTTCGCAATTTGATCTTTTGCAAGAGATCTCGAGCCCCGATTTAGTTAACCAAGGAAACTTTGGTTTTTCTTTAGATATGGATCAAAATGCAAAATCTATCTATATCGGTGCTCCCAACTACTACGATTCAACTTACAGTCAAGGAAAAGTCTACAGATTCACAATGAAGTCAAGGTATTTTGGTACCTCGGCTTCGCAGCAGGAAAATCCAGTGATATCCGCCGGATCAACACTGTATGTGAATCGGTCTCCGGTGACTTTTACAGCAGCCAATAACAGCAGTGATGCCACAGTAGAATCAATGGCCACAGACATCAATCGTTTATCTGGAGTAACAGCGATCGTAGATCAAGCTGGCAGGCTAGTAATTTCAGCCAGCTCAAAAATTAGTAAAGACCTTTATCTAACACCAGCCGGCGACGATGTGTTAGAACAAATTGGATTTGATTCGTATATTTTAGATCAAGAAATATTAGAACCCGACTTCAACGAAGGATCGTTTGGCAGCAACATCGTGGTAGATAGTCAAGGAGAAACAGTATCTATCACAGGAAAAAATTCTTCATTGACGCAGACAATCACCTTTGATAGCGGTCTCAACTCCGCCGGTACAACCTTTGACATCGGAACAACATTGTTTAATAAGGTAGTCAACGGCAGCGGAGCAGTATATCTCTACGAACTGATCAATGACAGCCGTACTGGTATCAACAACACCGGCTCATTGATTTTTGGCAGCAAGCTTTCTCTACGAGACATATACCCCGGCGACGAATTTGGATTTTCAGTAAGCTTGCAAAAAGATGCCATGGTTGTTTCATCACCGGGATTTGACCCTTTGCCGACATCCTCTCAATTCGATTTAAAAGTTGACAACCTCGACGAGCTTTCGTGGATCGGAGTCGGCTCTCTTGCCATCGGCACGAGAGTGCTGGTAGTGTCAGACATCAGCAATCGGGGATCTTGGTCAATCTGGACTTACAATGGTGCACAGTCTACGGATTTTCGTACAAATTTTGTGCGGGACTCTTTGGGAGTGATTAAAAACACAGGATCAGTGCATTTGTACACCAACCCATCTTCTAAGAAGATATGGAATCTCAAACGCGAACAAACTCCAACAGTAGATCTTGACTCAGTGAACAGACTTCTTGTTTATGATCGTAATAGTAATACTATCATAACCAACTTAGATTACATTGACCCAGCCAAAGGCAAGATATTAGGAATTGCCGAGCAGGACATAGACTTCAAGACCGAACTAGATCCCGCAATCTACACCAATGGTACCTCGGAAGTTGTTGTGGATCAGGGCATGAGATGGGGCGAGCAACAGGTCGGGATGATCTGGTGGAATCTCAGCAAGGTGCGGTATCTTGATTACGAACAAGATGATTTGGTCTACCGGACTAAAAACTGGGGATCGATATTTCCGGGCTCTAAGATCGAAATTTGCGAATGGGTGTCGAGCTCAGTACCACCCGACCAATATGTTTCGCGTGGCGGATCGGGAACTCCAAAATACAACAACCAAGTCTATGTAGTTGACACCGTGATAGATTCACAGTCGGGAATATTGAATCCCCGATATTATTTCTGGGTCACAGACAAGCAAGATGTTTCTGTGGGTCGTAAACGAAATAGTTGTGCAGCCATTGCCGACATCATTGAAAATCCCAATCTCCAGGGTGTTCCTTATGCTGGTATTTTAAAAAGCAATGCACTGGCTCTTTACGGGATCAATAATTATCTATCAGGATCCGATATTGTCCTTCAAATTGACTACGCCAATGTACCTAACTCAAATATCATGCACACTGAGTTTGAATTGGTGCAGGAGAATCGTCGCGAAAGCGAAATACCTTATAAAATAGTCAATAAAATGGTTGATAGCTTGGCCGGTATCGATCGCATAGGAAACGTAGTTCCTGACCCCACTCTCAAAGACAACGAGCGTGTGGGGATATCCTATCGTCCTCGACAAAACATGTTTCGGGATCGTGCGCGAGCATTGAGAAGTGTGGTTGATTTTGTCAACCGAATATTCTTGACTTATCCTGTGGTACGACAATTCAACATTAACGGATTCTTTGGACAAGATCCTGTACCAAATTCCTCGGGTTATGATCGTAAAGTTTCTACCGTAGATGAGCTTGGTTATATCAATACCAGCGATATCAGCGTCGGTTATCGGGTGCTGATCGAAAACGACTCCACCAATGATGGGCTATGGACAGTCTGGAGATATGATGGCAACAGATTTGTTCTGTCAAGAATACAGCCGTACAAAACTAATCTATATTGGGAATACCAAGATTGGCAAGCAAGTGGGTTTGATCCCTCAACAAAGATCACCTACACTGTAGATTACGAAAAAGACATCGGAGCATTAAATCGACGCCCCGGTGATGTCATAGCCGTTAGATATGATCAGCAAGGACAAAGGGTAACCTATCGAGTCAATGAAGATCTTTCGTTGACTGTGGTTGCATTAGAGAATGGAACCATACAATTTTTACCCAGTCTGTATGACATCAACAACGATGGCATGGGATTTGATTCGTCGAACTTTGATAATGTTCGCTACGATAAAACTCCTGGAGTCGAAATACGACAGATACTAGAATCAATACGTAAAGACATATTCGTTGGCGAATTCAAACAAGACTTCAATCGTATGTTTTTTGTGATGATAAATTATTTGCTGACTGAGCAGAAACATGTAGATTGGATATTTAAAACCAGCTTTGTAAATGTCGTACATAAATTGCGGAAACTTGATCAATACCCAAGTTTTGTTCGTGACAATCAAGACTATTACATTGACTACATCAACGAAGTTAAACCTTATCGTACACAAATACGAGAGTATCTATTAAACTATGACGGTATTGATATAGTTGGTGGAAATGTCAGCGACTTTGATCTTCCAGCCTACTACGATAAAATACTTGATCAATATCGCACCCCCAATGGCGAACGGGACAGCGATGAAAATCTTCTATCAAACACAGAATATCGCTCCTGGAGTCAGTCTCACCAATTAGTGGTTGATCGGATTGTCATTGAAAACCGTGGATCAGGATATACAGTGATACCGGAAATAACCATTGAAGGTGGTGGTGGTCAAGGAGCCAAGGCAATCGCAACCATTGACTTTGACGGATTGACTTCGATAACAATTACTAATCCGGGGAAAGGATATATATCTACTCCTCGAGTGATAATCAACGGTAATGGTTCAGGCGCAGTCGCATACCCATTGATGAGAAACGTACACGCAGGCAATAATCAACCGGGATATAACCTAGTACGTTCACTGAATTCGACTATCAAATTAGACCGTATTGCTTACGACACGCAAATACCTGCATGGTCGGCTAACTCTGAGATTTTTTCAGATCGAGTTTCTTATCTCAATGAGATCTATAAAATCAACGAACCAAACATTTATGTCGTTCCTGTGCAGTTATCAGGAATTGAAACATTTGATGTTGAACTTACAGCAACTTTCCAGGTCGAAAACACCGATCTTACTCCATCTACAGTAGTTAATATCAATAATGTTGAAGCTATGTTTGGTGTTGATTACAGTATCGATATGGAAGACAATACCGTCACTTTGCTAAATCCCCAACTAGAGGACGAAGTGTCGATACGATATGTCGGCAACCTAGGACAAGATCTATATGAAACGTTTTTGGTTGAAACACCTCGTGTGTACCAACTCAATAAATCTGCTAAGGAATACTTCAACGATTTAGGAAATGCTGAGTATCGAGTCTATCTTGGGGATCAGTTGCAGCCGATGTCGCAATACGAATTTTCGGTAGACCTCAAGACTCTTGAGTTTATTGATTATCCTACTCCGGGACTACAGATTAAAGTAAGTGTAGAAAATAGTCTAGCATTTATCGATTCACCTGAAAATGTTCCTGGAGCGATCTATAACAGCGAAAGTGATAGCTGGAGTATGATCATCGAGGGCAAATCGACGATAATTGGCAGCATCAGCGATATAGTTGTTGGGCAACATGTGCGTGGATCGGGAGTCAATAATTTCAATAACACTGTTCTGGTACAGGAAAAAAACATCAGCGATGGTACCATACGACTGCAAAGCGAAACAAAAACAAAAACAACACGCGGACGATGGGAAGGTAAAGAATGGATACCGGGCAATGAAATAACTTATCGAGATCCGGCTATCTTGGTACAAGGAAAAGATACCATCGAATTGTTGTATTTTATCAGCCCTATTATCACAGAGAGATTCTTTGATTATCGAGTATTTACTCGTGTAAACGGTAACGAAGCAGGACACGCCATTGATCGTGCAGTGGCCTATTATCAACCAGTTGAGGGCGGAGAAGGACAAGATCCTTCCCAGGTGATCAAGGGCATCACATATCCTGGAGTCAAGGTACAAGGACTGCCGTTTGATCAAGATGAAGAATTGAGTTCAGTTTCGGCCCTCATTGACTCACATATTTCTAGTCGATACAAAGATATTGCACTTGGGACAAGACCCGAAGATATCACGATCACGGGAGGCGCCTACATAGATCTCTATAGCAGCCATGCTCCTGAGGAACTGGTTCCGGGCATCATCTTTGACAGCTTGAATATGCAAGTGTTTACTAAACCTATTAATCCCGGACCCTCGGGCGAGGACGAAGAATTTGTTGGCGACGGCACTACCACAGATTTTGTTTATACAAATCGCCCGCTTGAAAATGCAAACACCGTGATTTTAGTGGGCGGACAACCCGCGAAAAAAGGCATTGATTACACATTTTCTGGCACCAGTATAGTATTTGAGGAAGCCCCACAAGCCGGCAAAGAAATACGAGTAGTGGGATTTGAAGTTACAGGAAAACCCTTGGCCTATAGAGTTTTTCATGACATGGCCGAATCTCGCAACTACTATCGTATCGCTGAAGCATATTCAACGGTACTCACACAACCACTGGCTATCACGGCCACACAGATACATGTGGAGGATGCATCGACCTTGTCTCAACCAACATCTCGGCAACCTGGAGTATTGTTTGTGGGCGGGGAAATGATCACATTCCTTGAGCTTGATACAGTAAACAATCTTGTAAAACGTATTCGTCGAGGGGTCAATGGTACTGGAGCACCTGCTTTACATCTTGCTGGACGAAGAGTAGTTGACGCCGGCGAGGTACAACGATTACCAGGACAAGCCGACACTCAACGTTGGTTGAACTCCTCAACAGAATTTGGATTCCGTGAAATTGGAGATTTTGACTATACCGGATACGACGAGGAAGATTTTGATACACTTATCCAGATCTCCGATTCCACCCTGGTGCCCACTGAACAGGCACGATTCCTTGCAAAATCGCCGGGATTTAACCGTTGATAAATAACATTATGGAAAATAATCGCTCTCAGGACGTGATCAAAATGGAAGATAAAAACGCACAAACTCAAACACAACCACAACCCAACGACATTGGTGGGGTGCATTTACAGGGACATATCAAGATCCATGATCCCGAATCAGGGGAAGTTTTTGTAGATAAACGCAATGCTATACATTACGAAAACATTTCTGAGGCTATCGCTTACAATTTGGCCAATAAAAATCGAGGATTCGTATACGAAATGCACTTGGGCAACGGCGGAACCACAGTCAACGAAACAGGGGTGATAACCTACAATCCAGCCAACACTAACGCACAGAACAGTTCCTTGTATAATGCCACTTACAGCAAGATCATTGATGATCTATCGGCATCAAACAGAGATCCCCTGCGAAACAAGATGGAAATACGCCATACCCCGGGAACGCCCTATACGGATATTTTGGTCACATGTCTCTTAGACTACGGTGAACCAGCTGATCAAGCAGCGTTTGACACCACACAAGATCTCAGTGGATCATATGTGTTTGATGAATTGGGTCTGCGTGCCCGCAGTACTGACGGTACCGAAGGATTAACAACAACTGGTAAACTATTGACACATGTAGTGTTCCACCCAGTACAAAAAAGTTTGAATCGATTGATCCAGATTGACTATACTGTGCGTATACAAACCTTGACAAATCTCAGTGCGATTGGATAATGTGACATGGCCTATACCATAAACAAAAGCAACGGAGAGGTATTGATAAGTTTGCCCGACGGCACGCTCGATACTACCTTGGGCATCAATCTCGTAGGCAGGAATTATGTTGGTTATGGAGAACTGCACCAAGAAAATTTTGTGAGACTGATGGAAAATTTTGCCGATGATACCAGGCCAACCAGACCATTGGTTGGGCAATTATGGTACGACACTTCGGCGCAGTCACTGAAATACTACAACGGTTCTACATTTAAACCAATCTCTAATACCAGCGTATCGACACAATCTCCCACTAACACACAGGTTGGTGATTCTTGGTGGGACACAGGTGCTCAAAAACTACGAGTATGGAATGGCACCAGTTGGTCCGAGATAGGTCCTTTTGTCAACACATCCGGTTACACCACTGTCGCAGATGCGAGGTCGTCATTGAGTGCAGTGGCCGGGCGCGGAAACTACAACAGCGCAACAGGAGTTTTTACTATACCCACAGACACCAGCCAATTGATCAACAGTGCAAATTATATCACTGTTGAACAAGCCAAAAATGCATTGGCTTCGGGCACGGGAATTTCTTACGATAGGACCAATGGTAGCATATCAGTAAATCTTGTAGGTGGAGACGGGGTCACAGTAGTGGGTGAAACCATTTCCATTGGGCAGGATATTGGCACCGATGCCACTCCTGCGTTTGCTGGTATCAACAAATCCGGAACACCAGGAGTTGGCAACATCGGAACGCCAGGAAACAGATTCGAAACAGTTTATGCTGAAACGTTTTCGGGCACCTCCACTACAGCGCAGTATGCTGACGTGGCAGAACGATTCCATTCTGACAAAAAGTATCAGCCTGGTACGGTGGTGAGATTGGGCGGCTCAGCTGAAATAATGGCCGAGCACGAAGATGCCAGCAATGAAGTATTTGGCGTGATTTCCACAAATCCAGCACACTTAATGAATGCCGCTGCTGGTACCAACGACACGCATCCTGCTGTGGCCATCAGTGGTCGGGTACCAGTTCGTGTAGTTGGGGCAGTACGCAAAGGTCAAAGATTAATCAGTGCCGGCAATGGTCTTGCTCGAGGCGCACATCACAAAGAAATTACCGCACTCAATATCATCGGTCGTAGCCTAGAAGATAAAATCTCCGACAGCGAAGGAGTCGTTGAAGCCATAGTACGACTCAACTCTTAGAGGGTCACTTGGCTCCATGTCGCAAGCAATAGTCAAATCAATATCGTCAGCAGGGGTCTACAATATCACTGTTCCTGTGGGATTTAAACCTCAGGTAATCTATCACCTCTGGGGAGCCGGTGGTGGAGCCGGGGGGCTTGATGGAAACGGCCCAGCTGGCAACGGAGCCGGTGGTGCTTATAGCACTGGATCGTTTACAGTGGTCACCGGCGATACTATTCAAGTAGCTGTTGGCGAG